ACTGCACGTTTTTTGCGCTTGTCGGTTTCTTGAAGAATTTTATCTTCAGTCATGTTGGTGTAGCGGCGGATGTTGTTGTAGATTTTTTCTTCAACATCCTTGGGTACATGCTTCATAGCAATTGTGGTATCACGGGAAACCATGAAACGTGTCATGACTTGAAATGCATGGTATGCAAGGAACTTGTCATTGCCAGTCAAGTTGAGGCGGGCGATGATATCCTTGACGGACATGTAGCCTTTGATGTTGTTGCAGTTAAGACCTGCACCTCTTGCAAGCTCAAGAGCAAAACCATTTTGAGTCTTGACTTTGAGGTTGCTCATGCCTTTGGCACGGGCTTTGCGCTCAACTTCTTCCTTAACGTCACGATTGAAAGCAATGTAGAGGAAAGTTTGGGTTGGATTCTGCTGTACCAATTCCAAGAGTGTGGAGGTCTTACCTGTTCCTGCAAGAGCAAGAACTTTGATGTTGCCTTCTACAGTGTTGAAGCCATTTAGGATTGCTTGTTGTTCTGCTGTAGGGGTCATGATGCCTCTTGTCTAGTGTGGAGAGTTGTCTCACTCAATAGAAATAGTATAGCAGACTGAGGGAAAATGTCAAGGGATATTCCTGGATTTACCAGGAATATCCGAGATTAGTTTAGAAGATTAGGTAGAAGGTTCTTGACTTTCTCATGCCTTTCAAGCACATCTTCATAAGTCAACCAACCAGCAACATAATCACCTTCATCTGTGATGCCTTCTACTTCTCTACCTACTCTTTTGTAGAATACGGCAATCTCATACAGACCTGCTTTTCCGCCATATGACATGTTATGTCGGATAGTAGAAATAGAATATCCGTTATCAAAGTCTTTCCAGCATCTAATCGCTGAACCGTCTTCTAATTCAAAACCACTGATAACTTCTAGTTGTCGACCGAATGGATGTTCTTCAGACATATGAATCTCCTAAAGAGTTGTGGCGACCTGTACCGGACTTGAACCGGTGACCTCTTGCGTGACAGGCAAGCGTTCTAACCAACTGAACTAACAGGCCAAAGTATAGCAGATTGTGGGGAAATGTCAAGGGATTTTTTTGAAAAATGGGGAGAAAAATCTCCCCAACATATTTATTTAATCAAGCCAACTATCATCATCATCTTCTTCTTCGTTATTATTGATAGAAATAGTATTTAATAAATCATATGATGATATTCCATTTAACTTTAAGGGATTTTTTTGAAACCATTTTGGATTAGACCCAGTAGTTCCAACCGAAGCTGAATTAAGAAGAATAAGTTCTTTAGTATTATGATACTCTTTTAAACTTGGTACAGCACCATATATAGAAACCACATCAACTAATGGAGTTACCTTATTAAAATAACATTCTGAAATTTGATTTAGAGTACCATAAAAAGTTCTAACAAACCTAGTAATTTCTCTATTATAAGCAATTGCAGGATTTTCATTATCTGTTATTTGTTTAACATATATAATAATTCTAATGTCGCAGTTAGGATTTAATCTAGCATGATTTGCTGCTGCAGCAACGGCACGTCTTGCTTGAGTTGTATCAATTTCTAAATAACAAGTACCCCTGCTATGTGTTGCTCCATCTGGAAAAGAATCAACATAAGAATTCTTATTATCCATAGGGTTGTCAAGGTCTTCTGGTGGTCTTTGACTATTTGGAATTCTAGTATTAGTTCTTTTATCTACACCCAACCAAGTCTGCACATCTTTAACATCAATCCAAACTATTCGTTTAGTATTTTGTCCATATGTATCTCTGGCGGCATTTGCTAAATTGTTTATTTTTTTAGAACTTTTAACATGTAATGGATTATAAAAATCATTAATAAACTCTATTATACTAGTCAAATCAGGTTGTTTATCTTCTTCTTTTTTAGTAGTCGAGTCTTCTTTTTTGATAAACCCACTTTCAATCCATGAATGAACATTTGAAATAATATCCTTATCAGTAACTTTACCAGCAATTTCCCTTCCTAAATTTGATTGTGTTTGTAGTCTACCACATCCTAATTCAACTGTTTTTTCTGATGCCCCTTCAATTTTCTCATAGATATCTACTATAATATTACTAATATCATAATTTTCCAAAATTTTAAATCTAGTTCTTCCATCAACTAGTTGATATTTTTTTTCCTTTTTATCAAAATAAACTGCAGGTGGTATATGTGATAATTCATAACCATCTTCACTTAAACTTTTCTTAATATCATTAAATTTATTATTGATTCCACCTGCCCAAACTAAATTGTTTGTGAAATGACCTGGTTTCTCAACAACAATATCTTCTTTATTTAAAATAGCACAATGTTCAGAAAGTCGCAATCCGCTCTTTTGAAGATATGTTTCATCATATCTATGAGGAAATCTCTTTTCTTTCTTTTCTAGATATTCTTTGAGAATATTTTGTTCTGTTGCGGTGAAAGCTTCTGTTGTGTGTAGATTTACACTGGGGGTATTGATAGTTTGCATAATACTTATCCTATGGTTAGTTATAGAATTGTTGCTGCTAATCAGCAACCCTGTTGTTTAGACAGGTGACAAAACAGAAAAAACGTTTCAGTCTTTATAGTTTTTTTCTGATCATATATAGGTATTTTTTACTAAAAACACCTAAAAAAACTGGTGCGCCTGATAGGAATTGAACCTATAACCTACGGATTAGAAGTCCGTTGCTCTATCCAGTTGAGCTACAGGCGCCTAAAATTATTTAAATTTAATATCTTTCTCTTTGATAAGTTCAACAACTTCTTGAAATTGTTCTGTAACTTTTTCTAGATTATTAACGAATTCACGCATCATTCTAATTTGCTGGTCTTGATAAAACTTAATGGTTTCTAAATGATAAGATGTCATAATTACCTTATAAAAAATATTCTTTAATATGCTGGGCTAAAGTCATTGCAACTGTACCTAATAGAAAAACATTTAAAACAACTAAACTTCTGTCATTCCATTGTGCTGCAACAATAGCCCATAAAAATAAACCAATCAAACTAAAAATATAGTTCATTGGAAGTAATGCTAAATTAGTAAGTAATGTACCAACAATGAGAAACGCATTACCAATCCATTTTGCCCAATAGGTCCAATCATCAACAGGAGTTACAATTTTTGTGATTTGCGGTTCATTCTCAACAATTTCATCTACTACGGAACTATCATATGAAATTGCAGTTACTTCTTTTTTTTCAAGAAAAGGTTCATTGAACTTTAAATCTTCATTATTTGTATTATTTTCCATTAATTACATAATAAATATATTTTTTTTAAATGTGGTACGGGGTGGAAGAATTGAACTTCATTGGCACCGCCACTCTGTTTTGCCGCATGTATATAAGACATGTGAATGGAACACCCCGCATATCTCTTTAGCTTACCATATCAGCAAATTCATCAAACCTTTTTCCGAATTTATCTTTATAATAATTCAACATATTTTGTTCTTTTCTTGCAATAACTTCAGCAGATTCCTTTTTTTCAGTTGCTTTCTTTTTCATCACTTCAATTTGCGAAAGCATTTTACGTACAACTTTCTTTTGTTTAGCATTAGCCATAATTACTCCATAAGGTTTGGCTCCTGATGCTGGACTCGAACCAGCGACCCAATGATTAACAGTCATTTGCTCTACCAACTGAGCTAATCAGGAGTATTTTAAAATAAAGATTTTAAATCAAACTCTTTAGTATTATCATATACTAAAGAAATACATTGTTGTGAACCTCGCATGTATGATTTGAGTTTACCACTATAAAAATCTACTCTATCTTGATTTTTTAATAATTGCTTTTTATTAAAAGTAGTTGCATAATAATTTTTAGATTTACTAATAATCCAATCATCTTTTTGTAAACTTAATCCAGCTATAAAAAATGATGGGACATTATTTTCATTCAATTTCCATGAAACAAAAATGAAATATCCACCTCGCTTAGAGTATTCTCCACCTCTCCAAGAATCACCAGATGTTGTTTTAATCTCAACAGGCTCACCATTCAAACGAATATCTGGCTCACTATCAACTTTTGGAGCAATCGCACCTTCAATCATTTCTTCCATCACTGTCTCAAGCAAACCAGAAATATCTTCAGATTTCTGCTTATCAGATTTTCTTAACTTCTTTTTGTCGTAAAAATCAAATAATTCCTTTACCTCATCTGTCAGTCTATCTATGATTTGCTTTGTAATCATGGTAGCTTTTTAACTAAAATTTTTCTTAGCGGTGAATATTCATCTATCATATCAAAACTATCTGAAAAGTCAAGGATTTTTTTATACAAGCTCAAAATGTGGAGCATCTATAAAAGGTCTTCTTCCTTCTGCTCTACGAATGTCTATATACGCATTCATAGCTTCCTCTGCTGTTCCTTCCCAATTTCGCAAATCACTGACAGTCCATGCAGCACCCCAGCGAATCGGAGTTCCGAGTTCTTCTGCAGCGGCTTTCACAGCATCTGCAATTTCATCATATACATTTAATTCCCAACATCCTCTTCCGCCAACATATGCCATTAAGTCTACAGCATTGCCAGTGAGATGTTTTGATTTCATTGTTTGTGATGCACCTTTTTCTACAAGTGCCTTCTGTTGTTCTTCTGTTCGTAAACCTTCAATAACTCCGAAGTCTACTGTTGTTAACTCAATTGCTCTTTTAACAACATCTACTAATTCAGGTTTTACACCTTCTAGTTTGTCTAATGACCGCTGTGATAGTTTAAACATTTATTATTCTCCTATAAATTATGAACAATACCTTCGTACATTTTCATGTATATTCTCATAATTAGTTTTACATAATCTTACGAAATTATCATGATGAAATTTAGAATACTCATTTTCAACATTCCAACTGCCGTAAAATAGTATCAACCACATTGCATAAAAAATAACAAAAAATGTAAAAGTTCTTCTATAGTAATGCAAATTTTTCATATAAATTATTTGGTGTAGTATATAAAAATACTTTACCTGGAAGTGTATTGTTTTTCCAAGCAATATCCCCTACACATTTCATACCATTCCTTTCATAAAAATTAATAGCTTTAGTGTTACTGCTTCTTACAGTTAAAAACAATTTATCATCTAATTCATTTAAAAACTTTTTAAATATTTGTGTTGCTCTTCCATCTCTATATTTTGTTACTATTTGATGTAGTATAAAATTACCTTTTAAAGCATGTATGTTGCCTAATCGTGTTTTTTTCAAATACTTATTATATATTATAATAACATCATTTTCATATATAACATTACCTTTTTCAAGGTTTCTATCTATGTAGTCTTTTCTGATGTGGGGAAATATATCACGATAAAGATAAAATATTTTAATTATATCAGATGCATCATTTAGAGATGCTCGGTTCAAAGAGTCCATGGCCTTTTGCGTGTATATGAGAAAACGGAGTTTCACGATTTAACATATAATATTCATATCTTGTCATTCCGAATTCATTGATTGCGTGTAAAACATGTTCATAGTCAAATGATTTACATGAATATAAATCAAATTGTAAATAACATGGTGGTTTCTCATCCCATATGTGTAATGTTGTTGAACTTGTTGTAAGTGCGGCAATTGCCGTAATTCCACGATTATTTTCTTTGTCACAATAAACCGCTTTAGGTTCTATTAAAGTAACCATACCAACACTTTTAATTAAACGTGACATCCAATCTTCAACAAAAGATATATCTTGTAGTTTAGGAGTACCTGCTACTTCTGCTCTAACTATAAAGTGTTTATGTTCTAATTTCATTACACACCAGTTGAACCAAAGCCACCTTTACGATTGCGTTCTTCCGGTGGCACTACGGATTCATTGATGAGTGTTGGTATATTTTTAACTAGTTCACCTTGACAAATTCTCATTCCATCTGTCACTTCAAAAGGAACTAATGATGTATTTTCAATTAAAACAAATGTTTCTTGTACATAATCAGAATCAATAACGGCTTCCTGATTAACTAAAACAATACCATTTTTTAAAGCTAAACCAGATCTTGCATGTAGGCGTACACTGTATCCTTGGGGAATATCAAAAATGATTCCAGTTGGAATCATAGCACGATGACCATTATAAATTGTTATGCAATCAGAACGTACAAGTACTTTAGCATAGTCTTGAAAGTTACTGCTATATACTTTAACTGTTGACTCATCTGGTAAAGAAGCATACACATCAAAACATGCTGAACCATCTGTAGCAAAAGTAGGTAACATGGCATGTTCATATATTCTATAAACACCTAACTTAACAGGTTCATTATTATCATTCACTACTCTCCAGTTTTCCATAGTTAACCTTTATTCAATTTTAATGGACTATTTTTATCATATAGACAATGATTAGAAAGTATTTCTACTTTTTGTTCTTTTGATAATTTTTCATTTTTAATGACTTCTACAAATTCATTTATAAATTTTTTTCTATTAAAAGATTTAGTATGAATATTTTCTTTATCTTTTAGGTGTTTAAAACCTACCACCTTTTCCATAATTAACCTTTATTCAATTTTAATGGACTATTTTTATCATATAGACAATGATTATATAATAATTTATCTATTTGTTCTTCACTCAAACCTTTATTATCCATTAAATTCATAAATTCTTTTATGAATTTTTTTGTGTTGAAAGAACTAACAATTAATTTAATGTTAGTTCTTTTTTTGAATGCTGTCATTTTTTTCATAATAAATCACTAGTAAATGGTATTAATTTTTAGAACCAACTTGGTACTTAGCTACCAATTCCCATTGAATCTTTTCTTTATGTGGAATTATTTTTATTTGAGAAATTGGAACCAAAGGTTCTTCTACTTGATTTAAATCTTTAATTTCAACTAAATTCCAATCATGAAGTAATTTAGCAATTGTGTTTCTTCTAGCTAAATCTGATTCAGTAAAGTTACTTTCTTTACCATCTAATTTAAAAAGTTCTTTAAAAGATAAAATTACATATCTTCCACGTTTATGTAGTATATGGCAAGATTGGTATAATTTTTTTTCTTTTTTAGAAGCTATTCCAATTCTAGTTAATGTTTCTCTAACTTTTAAAAAATCATCTTGACTTTTTAAATCTACTTCCACTCCAACGCCACGAAATATATCTTCGTTCATAGTATCTTCGGATAACATAAAATCTCCTTAATAATTTATTTTAACATATAATTCTCATCAAATATATTTATATTTTTTTATTTTTCTGTAACACCATAAGTTAGTGATTTTTCTATGTCTTTTAATTCACTATCGGATAGTATATCCAGAAACTCCGCAGCTTTTTTAAGAGAAACATTATAAAACTTGCTAACAAGTTCTATTTTATCTTGGTCACGTTTCATCCACTCAGCGAATCTTTTTCTTTTACTAATACTATAATAGTAAAAGTCATACTCCATTTTATCACTAAGTGCAGGATAAAGATTCATCTCTTTTACAAAAAAAATACAATCTTGATAACTGGCAATAGCCTTGTTAACTATATATGATGAGTAATTTTCTAAATTATCTCCGAGATATTGTTCTTTAGTATTAATTGATTTTACATACTCAAACAAATTTATTTTCTTGGGCGGTTCTAATTCATATTCAACTTCTTCATGGTTCTCTAAACCAAAAACATTTGTTGACATATTACCTCACTTAAATTGTATAGGTAATGTCATTAGTTCAACCATACAAGCTAATGTATGTATTTCTTTATCTACAGCAAATGTAGATTCAAATCCATACTTAGAAAGTATTAATATAATATCGGGAATACATTCTGGTTTAGCATTTTTTAGAAGTTCTTCGTAGAGAGAACGATAAAGTTCTTGCTCAGTACCATGCCAATTTTCAAGTATGAATTTTCTTATTAACTGAAATTTTTTATTTTCAATAGCCTCTAATAAGTTTTCAATACTTTCATTTTGAACATTTGATAAAATATTATTTGATAATTCTCCACTTGCACTATATCTTTGGAGTTCATTTATACATCTGCGAAAATCCGGAAAGAAATGCACAATTGCATGTTGAATTAATTTTTTATCGTAAGATACGTTTTCACTGTCAAGAATATGACACACTCTTAGATAAAACTCACCAGCAAGTTTGGGTTTTTCTTCTTTTGGAAATTTAAATTCAATTACTGCACATCTTGATTGAAGTGGTGCAATAATTCTTTGTGCTTGATTTGCAGTCATAACAAATGAACAGTTTGAAGAAAACTTTTCAAAAAAGTTTCTCAAAGCGTTTTGACTTAAATCAGGAAGATGGTCTGCCTCATCAAGAATTAACATTTTTCTTCTGCCATCAACAGACATAGCAGAACAGAAATCTGTCATTTTTGTACGAATAATATCAATACTTCTTTCTTCAGAAGCATTGATCATCATTACTTCTAGGTTTAATTGATGAGCTATAGCGAGAGCGGCACTAGTCTTACCAGTACCGCCTGATTGCGAATGAAATAAAAAATTAGGCAAACTACCTTGTTCAACAAAAGATATTAAAGTATTTTTAATATCTTCTGGTAAAATTAAATCATTAACACTTTTAGGGCGATACTTCTGTACCCATAAAAATTCATCACGTACAATCATAATAATACCATTATATAAATTTATGCATTTACACTCTATTAATTATTCATTCATTTTTTTGTATGGCATCTGCATACTCCAGGTTTAAAGACATTTGTTTATTTTTAGGTAGTTCAAAATATAACTCCATTTAAATATTTTTCAAATTCTTCTTTGTATTCTCAACGGCAGTCCGATGCCTTTCAATTTTTTGCTCATATTTTTTCAAAGTATCCTTGTCTTTAGTCTCTTTCATAAGAGTCACATAGTCTGCAATATTCTTTTCAAGTCGCTCAATTGCTCCTTTTCTACGAATTCCTTTTGCAAACCTATTATTACTTCTCATAACAACTCCATTATAACAAATTATTCTTTAGTTGTCAACACATTTTTTGACAGGTAAATGCCAGCACCAAAACCCAATCCAAGTCCGATAGCAAATAAAATCATTGAAGTCATGTTTCATTCTCTACTTGTTTTATGGTAGAAAATATTCCATCATACAAATAAAAAACATCCTCTGTTTTTGCACGTTCTTCAGCAATATTTCTTTTATGAAAAGCTTTTGCTACACGATTTAACATTACTTTTGGAATTTGATATTGCTTTGATAAATCACCTAAAGCATCTTTAATAAAATCTTTTTCTGAATCAATTCTTGTCATACAATCAGAAACTTCTTTTAACACTCTTTGAATTGCCTTAATATCTGCTTCTGCTGATGGTAATACAACAGATGTTAAACTATTAGGTTGATTGCTGCTCATACTATTAACTCCTTGATAATTTTAAATATTTAAATAATGCTCTAAATTTATAAACATAATCTTTGGTTTCTTTAGGTAATTTCAATTTCTCAATATTAGAAGTTTTATGTTTTACAATTTGACTTTTCAAAAAAGTTGGGCCTACATTATATGCCGCAAGAACTAATTCCCAACTATCAAATCTTTCTTTTAAAAATAATAAATATTTTGCTGCAGCAACTGTAGATTTTTTCCAGTTATATCTTTCATCTGTGAAAAAACCTTCTCTTAGTCCAATATGTCTGGCAGTAATATCATTGATTTGCCACATTCCTAATGCACCTTGAGAAGATTTAGCATAGGGGTTAAAACAACTTTCAATAACAGGAATAAAAATTAATTTATTTGGTAAATTATATTTCAAAAATATAGATTTTATAAAGTCAAAATATTGTTTTTTATTCGCCTTTAGTATGCAATATTTTACACTTCTTTCAAATCTTGAGTTATCATAAAACATGTTAGATGTTTTTTCATTTGCACTTATGGTAATAGAGGATATCATAAGTACACTCAAGCTTATAATCGTGTTTTTCATATTACATGATAATAGAGGATGCATCTGTTGTTGCAATATCAATACCTGAAGTTGCTTTAACATACATAGCTTCTACTTCTGATTTAGTCTTAACAATTGTAACAACGTGACTTGTTTTAATTGTTACCGATTCTGTTGAACCTGTGTTTATCCAAGGCATAACTCCAATACCCTGCTGTGTTTGTATTAACACAAAAGGTTGTTTTAGTTCTATAATGCCGGATTGGTTTAAAAAATTTTGACCTTCATCTATTTTAGCAATAATTTCTTCACCTGTAGAAAGTTTACAGGAACAAACATTATAAGACATATTAATCCTATTCAAAAGTTACGGGTTGTTGAAGTGCTACAAAAAATTTATAATCACGATTTTTTGATGTAAACTGTGCTCCGCCCTTTGCAGCAATTCTCACTTCATAATCATCACTCAACATTTTTAATTTAGAAACTTCAAATACAGCAGAAAATGATTGTCCGGATGTATTTGATTGTTCAATTTTTCTACGATGTCTTTCAGAAGAATTATTACTATTATTTGTAATGGTTTCAGAAACCATATAGATATCAGTTTCATCACCTTCAAAAACTAAATTAGTAAAACCATTAATAGCGGCAGATTTTTTACCATACTCTAATAATGACTCACTAATTGTAAATACAATATCTGGTTTTTCAATTACATACTTTTTATTTCTATCTAATTCTTCTACAAGTTTGGCATCACAAAAGCGAATGTCTTGGCTTGTTTTATCTGATTTAATTACCAGATATTGTTTATCTTCTGGAAATTCTAAAACTGTATCTCCTGTAGATGAAACTAAAGAGTACACAGAAATAAAATGATTTAAATCAAAGATACAAAACTCTTTTGGAAAATCCTCATCAAAGGAGGCAAATGCAAATAAATTTCCAGAATTGGCAACTGTACTTTGCATTGCTCCTTCATAGATATGAATTGATTCATTGATTGAAGCAAAGTTAGATAAGAACAATAGGTCTGATTTTGAAAGTTTCATCATAATTAATACTCCTCTTTTGAGATCACAATTTCAATTAAAATACCAGCCGAACCTTTAGAAATTTCGTAAGTACTCCAACGATTATCTTGGAGAAAACCATATTTCTTAAAACTAAAAACTGGAACACACTCATCTTCAAATACACAATCTAATGTGTTTGTCTCATAATCTATTCCAAGATTATACATACTTTCAATTAATTCTTGATTATTTTTAAACCGTCCTAATAATTCATGTGGTTGAATATATATCAACATTATACCATATAATTTTAAAAAAGTAAAGTTTTTTTAACCTTTAATATCAATTGTAGGAATTTCTTGTTGTCTTGTACTCACTTGTTCCATTGCAGCAAGTGCTTGTACAGAACCACGATATACGTAAGTTCCTACATGACTCAATTGCATCCAAGGACATGCCCAGATTTTAGTTCCTGCTTTACGTGACATTTGACAAAAGAAATAATCTTCAGAAAGAAGACGATTAGTTTCACCACCAGTTGTATCTGGTCTGTCGAAGTCTACATGAAAATATGCAGTAATATTTTTTGAACCATTAAAATCTTTTGAATGATTATGGTCTGGTCTATATTCATAATTAGGATATGCATTACGATATGTTTCTAGTGCAGTTTTACTAATCATCATAAAACCAGTTCCGATTTCTAAAACTTCTACAGGCTTAAAAATTTCAATTTCACCTCTATGTGCGGGATTAAAAACGAAATCCCCACCAAATTCTGATAATTTATTAGGATCATCTAAAAATCCGGGAACCTTTGCTGCCTTATCTACTCTCGGCCAAAGAATATGTTTTTTAGGATAAAGTCCACCAATGACTTGATGGTCTTCATCTGAAAGATGTAATAAATGTAATACATCTCTTGGATCAAAAACAATATCAGCATCAATAAACATCATATGAGTGAAATCGGAAATTTCAAAATAATGCGTGAGATAGTTTCTGGCTCTCTGAATCAAACTTTCATTCATAATAAATTTACACTGAAGTTTAATTCCGAAATAAGAACAAAGAGTGTTGAGGTCAATTAGGCGAGATGCTGTTTCAGCTACCATCATTCCACCATAACAAGGCATACAAACCATCAAACTTTTACCTTCAAAGTCTTTAGGTTCTAATTGTGTTTTCATACCTGGGGACACATTACCAGTATTTTCTGCTTCAGCCATTAATATACTCCAAAATAAATTAATAAAATAGTAGAGAACACTTACACTACCACTGTTTCTCTACTATTTAGGATGTTTTAAGAAGCGGAATCAAAAATATTCCACAATTTTTCAATTAAAAGTTTTCGTTGATAAATCAAATCGGCTTGCAAAACTCTATCATAAGATTGCTCTAATTCTGTATATTCTTCCAAAGTTTCAAGATATAATTTGAACAACTTATGCCTTTCATCATAATCAGCAGAATCTAATAAATAATGTTGTTTTTCTTTCTCATCAAAAACTTCATCTATAAGTTGGTCTAATGTTACTAGGTTTTCCTTTTCAATTGGTTGATGATTAGGGTCAACAACAGTTTCATCAATCTTTTTATAAAGTGATAAGAAGGAATCTCGCACTTCTTCATCAAATCTAGAGATTGCGTATTGAATAGCTTTTTCTTTATCGTTCAATACGGAATAAATGTTCAAAATATGAAACAATCTCCGTGTTGTTACAAGTTCATCAATTGCACCATCTTTGTAAGATTTGCGAGTAACTTCTGCCCATTGCGCAAGTTTATTTGTATAATCCTTATCATCAATATTGATATTGTATACTTCAATGTACTTATCCAACATCTTGATTTCTTTAGCTTTTGGTGGATAGTCATGGTCAATACACATTACAAATCGCTCAAGAAATGCGGTGTTTTGAATGTTAGTTCCGATGTAACGTCCAGATTCAGAACCATTCCCCTTTGTATTGTCAGTTGCAATAATATTGAATCCTTTTGCCGGAATAACACGTTCACCAGTTTTCTTGATTAGAAATGGCTTGCCTTCTAGAATACCTTGCAATGCCAACATCCGTGCTGGATTGCCAGCAAAGATTTCATCTAGTAATACAATGCCACCAACTTTAGCGGCTTCCACTAGTGGGGAGTCCTCCCATACTGTTTCACCATTAATCAGATTGTAGTGGCCAAGAATATCCATCTCATCTGTTTCAACAGTAATATTCATACGATAGAAATTACGCTTGTTTTTGGCACAAGCTTGCTCTACCATTTTAGTCTTGCCATTACCAGAATCGCCAGTAATTACGACAGGCATGAAACGTTTGGATGCAATTACGGCATCTACTACGCTGAAGTCTCCAAAAGCAACAAAGCAAGGGTCTTTTTCAGGTATATAACCTTTACTCACCTCTTCTTGTTTAGGCCGAAAATTTACAACTTTTTCTTTAACAGGTGGGGTCTTTTTCAATACAGTCTCCAATTTATAAACACCATGAGAAATTTTCTCTGCTTTTCGCAACACAGGACCATGTTTGATTCCAAGTTCTTTAGCAGCAACAACAATCTCTTTGCGAGTAGCAACGTCATTATTCAGGTGTTCACGTACAAGTTCAATCTCACGGCTCATAATAATCTCCTTGATTATAGGGGAAATCCACAACACTGAAATAGTATATCAGTGTTGTGGAGAAATGTCAAGCAGAAATTTTCTGTTTATCGGAAATAATATCAACAATTCTGGAAGCAAGGAACTTCCGTTTTGCTTTTTGAGAAGAATTTTTCACAAGTGCATTCTTCAATTGTTTGGTAGTATATTTACCATCCTTAGTTTGAGTGATATCATCAAAATAATCACGTTCTTCATCTAGATTAGAAACATCGTAATAGTAATTACGATTGTATGATTCTTCACAGATTACATTTGTGTTCACTGCAAAGATTTTGTCATAGCCATTTTCAATTACTGCAAAACCATTCTTGCGATAATCAGCGGAGATTTTTTCAATTTTTTCAAAATCATCAGTGTTATACATTGACATGATGGTTTTTTTGAAAGAGTTGTTGTTATTAGGTAGCAACTCAATGCTAATAACATTCGCACCGGTTTCTTGTTTCAATACTTTAGCAAATGTACGTGTACGTTCTCTGCTCTTTGAATGGCCATATCCACCATCTTTCATTTCTGGCATTGTTAAATCATAGATCTTATCTGAATACAGTGAACGTAAGAAAATTGTGTTATCACCCCGTCTATTAGATGCTGTACCATTTCTTCCAAAAATTGTATATAATTTATCAATTTCAATAGAGTCCTCAGTATAAGTTTCGGTATTTTTCTTCGGATGACAATTTTGTTTGTATGTCTTTGAATCGCTAACCTTTGCTGGGGATTGAATAAAATCACTATCACCATCTGTAATGGTAATGAAGTTCATGATATCCACATTCATACGTTGTTGTGTTTTGGGTAATACGTGGTTCATCAATACTAAACTATCGTTCAGTGGAGTAGAACCCAATTCAAACAAATCACTCAAAACAACAGATTGTTCTAATTGTCTTACTCTCCAATTTTGTTGAGGAAATGAATCTACTTTTTCATTACCATGTATGCGTAGATATTCATCACAAGAATTTTTCATTGATGTATATCTATGAACTGGTATCATGTTATTATTGATGAAGCAATATGCAAGATAATATAGATTTCGGAGTTGTTCTTCATAATTCTTTCTAGTAGAATCACACAACTCTATTAGTTTATAAGTATAACCGATTCTTAAATCATTTTCATCTGTTGCATGTACCACAATATCTTGTGGAGTATCATAGCTTTTTCCTGCTTCGGATGAAAATGCATATGCTACAAATGGAACATCAATCGCTTTACAGAAAGTAACTTTATTGATTAATTGTAAAATTGCATTGGTCATGATTGAACTCATGGAGCCAGACCAATCTAGAAGCAACACAAACCCATGATTTTTTTCATCTTTTATCACAGACTTGTTTAGGAACAAATCGGAATTATATTTGTAATGTGATAATTTGTGCAAGTCAAGATTACCAGTTTTAGATTCTTGCGTTCTACGATAATCTTCTGCAGCTTTTTTGCGATAAAATTCTCTAACCATATGAGAGAGAATCTGTCGCATAGAATCTTTATGCTTTTTCATAAAGTTTTGAAAACTTTCTCTTTCTGTATCGGAAAGATATGAAAAATTTTCTGTTAATGTTTCAGTGACAACTCTATTTTTAACAATAAAATCATCACAATTGATTCTTCTTGGAATATTAAGATTTAGCGGATGTCGGTATGAGAAAGAATTGTATTGATTCTCTCTATCCTTCATGAAATTTTCTTGGTTCTTTTCCCAATTCTGATCTGTTTTCGCAGAATTATTCTCAGCAAAATCTAGTCTATCATCCTTTAGATTTTGATTGATAATATTTTCCGCATCTTCTTTTCTATTCTCTTCAATTGCGTTCATCAATTCTTCAAATGCTTCTTCACCAATAGATTCTTTAACTTTGTCTAAATCCATTTGAATTGGATTNCCATNAACATCATCATAATCACTATCACCAAATTGCAAATCATCCAAATTGAATTTGATGTTTTCCAACACTTCTTTAGAGTATTCTTTTTTAATCCACTCAAACAATTCTAGAGCATTTTGATACACTTCCTCAAAGGTCTTATTTTGTACGGCACGGTCTACCCAATATTGCTCCTCTTCTGTGAATTCACATTCAAAGTAATAATCACCTTTAAAATGTAGATTCATTCTATCAATTAAACTAAGTTCTTCTGTACTGTCATGAAAACGAATGCCAAAAAAGTTCTTGTTTACAAGCTCAAAAAATCCACGAATAAATGTGGCTTTTGAACCGGGAAACTTTTCTTTCATCATATCTTCTATGCGTTTGTCTTCCAAAACATTTAGAATAGTTCTGAAAACTTGCTCATATTCTTTGGCTTTTTCATGAGTACCAAATTCAGGTGTGTGGAGAGCATGTGATGCTTCATGCAACATGAGGAGTTCACGGGAGGCAACAGGCAGTTCTAGAATCCAAGTTGGAAATGTCATTCTGCGATTCTTGACATCAAAATATGCTGTTGATGTTTTCTTGATTTCTACACCAATATTCTCAGCGGCAAACAATTTTGCCAAACTGTCACTGTATATTTCCATAGACATATAGTTCTCCAAGGTGGGTTTTCTGACTAATGGAAAGAGTATATCACAAGAGAATCAAAAAGTCAAGGACTTTTTTTATAAATTTTTATTTTTTTATTTTTACCAAAAAACAATTCATATAACATTGCACATGAAAGCGGAAAATCGGGAATAGGATATTCTGGTAATTTGTCTGCCATTTGCAATCTCTCAACTATCAGATATTGTTCATCAATTAATCTCATCTCTTCTTGCAAATGTTTGGGATACATCTTGTAGTGACCTGAATTTACATTGTGATGCATTCCATTTCCTTGAAATGAAATCATTTTTAAATTTTATTGGATTTTATTTTGTCAAATCTTTTGTTTCTTTTATTATATTTTGATACATCAAAATCTTGAAACATTTTTATATTAATGTTATTATTTTCTGCACAATAATCTTTTAATTCTTCTTCACTATCAAAACAAAAAATTTGGTTAGCTTTTCTTTTAAAAATCATAATTAATCACATTAAATATTTTTTAATTTCTTTATATACTTCATTATCCGAAACCATTCTACATTTATAGAATTTCTTTTTTGAAATAGGGTCTACAACTATTGTTCTTTTATCTACAACAAAATCTGGCATTACTTCTTTTTTAACACCTTTTTCTGAAGCACAAAAAGAAGACCATTGAGGAGTAGTTAATATTAAATCTGTTGTATTAATTTTCTGCATTATTTTTCTTTCAGTAGATATGTTTCTATTATATCTATTTTATAATTTTTAGGAAATTTATCTTCTACATAAACATAATAAATTTTTCTTATAATTTCACACAACTCATAAGCAAGTTCATCTCTTGTTATTTTATGTCTAAATTTTGCACCTAAATTTTCATACCAACCGAACTTAACACAGAAATTTTCATAATCTTCATTAAATTGTTTAAGTATTTCAGAACATTTATTTTCAAGCATTTTCATTATATTGTTTCTTATGTTATTAGAAGCATCTACAATATCTTTTCTTATAGGTCCGACAAACTCTTGTTTTTTATATTTTTTAAAAAAATCATTCATTATACTATCAGCACTAATAATTAGTTGTCTAGTTACATTTCTTTCCAAGTTTAATGTATTTTGTTCCTCGACTGAAAGTTTTCTTAATTCTTCAAGAGTATAACTCATTTATTATTCCTCATCAGTCATATGTTCTAAGTTTAAAATATCGTCTTCTGTCAAATTATCGTAATCTAATTTATTCAAATTCATTTTTTTATTTTTAGAACTTTTTACAGGATTTTTAAACTTCTCATGTTTCATTTCGGAAACAAATTTTTTATAAGATTTCTTAGCTTCCTGTTTTTTACGATATGCTTTATCACGCATTTTCTATGTTCTCCAATCTTAGTGAAAAAATACGGCAGTTATAAAAACTGCCGTTGACAAATCTTATTTATAGTGATATCGTATCATTTGGACCATATACTCCATTTAGGTCTAATGTATCTAATGCTCTATTTTCACTATCTACAAATCCTGTTAGACCTGTAATTGCAGTTGGTGTTTGTACTCCAATTGGTCCAACAGTAGCTTCTACTATCAACATAGCAGGTGCTGGAAATGTAAGTGTTAATGTAGCTGGTGCTTCATCTAACAAAGGTAATTGAAATAATAATCTACCTGTTGTATCTCCAGCTGCAAGCTCATAAACAATACTACCTCCCCCGGGTGAAAAATTAGGCATTGGATTACCATCTGTAGTTGTGGCTGCACCTGAAGCCAGTGCTAACACAAATTGAACATTATTGGCTTTATTATTTTTAAATTGTTCTTCTAAACCAATAACTACATTAAATCCTCTTCTATTTCTTCTGACCAATGTAGCTGATAATGTTTTAATTGTTCCGACATCAGCTACTAAATTACCAGCACTATCAAAATCTATCATGTTTGATAATCCTGGAATAGTTTCTATTAATTCTGGTGCTGCGGCTGGATTTCCATTTTTCATGTACCAACCACCAGGACCTGCAAATGTTTTTGCTTTTTCTTGTGCGGTCATCCACTTTGGTTTTTCTGCTACTTTAGCTAAAAATGCTGCTGAATTTGGCATTTAAATATCCTTTTTAAGATTGTTTATACTTCTTCATTTTTTTATACAATTTTTTTCTTGTCATTTTAAGAGAAAGTCTTCCTACATAATCTGTAAACACCACGCCATTTAAATGATCTAATTCGTGTAAAAAGCCTCTTGCAAAATAATCAGATAATTCTATATTATTTATCAATCCAGTAGTTGTTTGATATTCCACATTAATAATTTTTGGTCTTCCTATATTTAGGAATAAATTTGGAAAACTCAAGCATCCTTCTTTTTCATTTACTTTTGTATCGTCTATAATTTCTATAAGTCTAGGATTGAACATTACTTGAAATTTGTTATTTTCAATAAAAATACCAAATACACGGTATGGAAATGATAATTGAATTCCTGAAACACCAAATGCTTCCGCTCCTTTAACGTAATTAAAGATAGTGTTGGCTAATTCAGTTGGGTCATAGGGAGGATTCTTAAAATCAAAAGGATTTGATACTTGTTTAAGATATTCTAAATTATCTTTTTCAGTGACTAAATTAAAATTCATCTACACCTTTAAGTAATAAAGTGACCAATAAAGTGAATTTTTCTTTTCAATACCTTTTGCATTGTGTGCATCTCTTAGAGTGGGTATTAAATTAAATAAAAATTTTGTATATCGTATTATTCTATCTTCATATGACTTTAATGAATTATTTAAAAACATTAAGGGGTTACTATCAAATAATCTCCTAGGACCTCTCCATTCAAGTGTACCAATTGAATGTGTATGAAACAGACCTCTTCTTTTATCATGATTTACATTTTTAATATTTTCAAAGTTGTTTTTCATTCGCTCATATTCTTTATACATGTATTCTGGATTTGCCCAAAATACATGCTCCATTTTTTCTCCATCAAACACTTTAAAGTTTTTATATTTTTGAGTTTCAATTAGATAAGCTAAACACATTGCAGAATTGTAAAATGATTTCAATGAGTTTAATTTATCTTTTTTTAATTTAACATGCATATGCAAAGAGCATGTATTATTTGTAACGATTCTATTTTTATATAAATCAACAAAAAAATTAATTGTTTTTAATATGTTTTTTGGTGTTACAATTAAAGGTTTAGTATTAATTTCAAATGGAACAATAGTTTCATAGTATTCATTACCATTATATTCATAATATGAAAGTTCTTTCATATCATCATCTTCTTTTATACTACAATCTCCTGTGATAAAATACAATCCATATTCTTCTGCAAGTTTTTTAATTTTTATATAATTTGATTCTAATGCAAAACCTTCTATTTCAAATCCAACGTCAAAATCAGATTGTAGAATCATAATATATTTTCCTTTATAATAGAAAATCCAGTTTTGCGCTCAACATGTAAATTTCTATCAAATTTATCTTGCAATCCATCTGTTCTATGTGAAATAACATAAACATTTGTGGAGTCAAGTTCATTTAATAAATCTACAAGTTCTTGTTGAAGAAAAGCATCCGCTGCACCATCCATCACTTCATCTAAAATTAAAATATTTGTTTTCATTTTTGCTCTCTTTGTAGCAAGATTTCTCCATGAAAACATCATAGCCAAATCAACTCTTAGTTTTTCTCCTTCGCTAAGTGAAAAATATGAGAATTCATGACCTGAAAAATTTGTAATTTTTTCATTAAATGAATTATCTAATTCAAAATTTAATTTTAATCCAAATCTTTTTAAATATAATTCCATATTTTTATTTAATAATCTCAAATACTTATTCATAATTGTAGCTTTAATACCGGTATCTTTTAGTAAAATACTACAATTTTTTTGTATCTCAGTTTCTTCATTGTAAAATTTTTCATTATACTTTAATTCATTAATAGTCTTTTCTATATCTAAAATTTCTTTTTCAGTTTTATTCACTTTTTCAACATCCAAAGTACTAGGATTTCTTAATATAGAAATTTTTTCATGATTGTTTTTAATTTTATTTTTTAATGAAAGAATTAAATTTTTTAATTCAACCTGCTTTTTTTTATTTGAATCAATATTTTTATTAATTGATATATAGTCTTCTTTTATATTTTTAAAGTCTGTTATTTTTTCAAGGAGTTGTTGAACACCTTCTTTCTTTTCTAGTATTTTTTCTTTTATTAATTCTATCTGTTTTTTTCTAAAATCTTCTTCTATGTTTTGACAACAAGTTGGACAACTGGAATTTTCAAGAAAAAAGTCATATGTTTTCTTTTGAGTTTCAACACCAAACATTATTTTGTTTTTTATTTTTTCATACTTATTTAATTCTCTATCTACAGATAACAAATCATGTTCATCTTCTATATGAAGTGTTTCTAATTCTCTTTCTTTTTCCTCTATTTCTAATGTTAGATTTTCATTTTCATTTTTAATCTCATTTATTAAGTTCTCATCAACTGTAGAAACATTTACATTAGAAAGTGCTTCTAAATGTTCTTTCTTAGAATTTAATAATTCTTCTTTTAAGAAGAGTTGATTGAGAGTAGTTTGTAATTCTGATTTAGTTTCGGTAATTTCTAATTTCAGATTGTCTGCCATCTTGGTAAAGACATGTAAATTTAAAATATCATCAACAACTAATCTCCTTTCATTTGGTTTTAATCGCATGAAAGGTATATAATTAGCAGACCCTAAAACTACAATCTGTTGAAATGTTTGATATGTAAAATTTAAAATGTTTTTTTCAAACTCAGATTGTTGATCTTTTGCAGAAGCATCAATATCTAATTTTTGATCGTTTTTAAAAATTTCAAATATGTTTGGTTTTAATCCTCGTCTAATCAAATATCTTACATTATTTTTTACAAATTGTAATTCAACTAAACACTCTTTTCCATTAAACATATTAATAAGTTGCGGTTTGTTAATTTGTCTAAATGCTTTTCCAAAAAGAGAGAATGTAATTGTATCAAGTATAGCTGAAGATTTTCCAGAAAAATTTGAGCCTGTGACAAGAGTTGATTTATAATTGACTAAATTAATTTCTGTTGGGGTTGTACCAAAGGAAAGAAAGTTCTGAAAACGAACTTTTTCAAAAATGATATGCATATTATATTACCAATGATTTAAAATGTCAAGTCTTTTTTTAGGCAAAGACAGTATTATATTGATTACTTACTTTAACAAATGTTGTGCATTTTGTCAAGTGTTTTAATTGACTTGCTCCAACATAGGTACAAGCACTACGTAATCCGCCAAGAATTTCTTGAATGGTTTCAGATACTTCACCACGATAAGGAATTAAAACTTCTCTACCTTCAGAAGCTCGGTAATCTTTCAATCCACCAAAATGTTTTTCATTAGCTTTCTTGGAACTCATGCCATAGAACTCTATATATTTTTCATCATTTTTTTCTATAATAGTTCCGCCTCCCTCATCGTGACCGGCTAACATTCCACCTAACATAACAAAGTCTGCACCACCTGCAAATGCTTTAACTACATCACCAGGACATGTACATCCTCCATCAGCAATAATCAATCCACCTAATCCATGTGCCGCATCAGCACATTCCATTACAGCAGATAGTTGTGGATATCCTACTCCAGTTTGTATGCGAGTAGTACAAGCAGAACCAGGACCAATACCCACTTTAACAATATCAACACCACTAAGAATCAATTGTTCTGCCATTTCACCAGTAACAACATTTCCAGCAATGATGAACAAAGGATTGTGTCTTCGGAATGTATCATCTGCTTTTTCATCATATATTCCTCTAAAATCAACTTCACGTATTTTTTTAACAAAATCTACAAATCTTTCACTATATCCGTTAGCCACATCAATACAAACAAATTTTAAATTTTGACATATACTATAAACATCACAGAACTTACGAAAATCATGATCTGTAATTCCAATACTCATTGCTGTGTGTTGACAATTTATTTTATTAGAAAAAAATTCAATAAGTTGTGAAGTGTCGTATGTTTTTTTAAGACATGTAAGCATTTTCATTTCACTAAGTTTTTTTGCCATTTCAATTGTACCAACACCATCCATATTAGCCGCTATAATGGGAACACCAGTCCATTTAATACTAGCATAATTTCTTTCTAAAGAAACTTCATTGCGAGAAGATAGTGTTGACCTTTTAGGCCGAATAAGAACATCACTATAATCATACTTTACATCATTTTCAATTCGCATATATTTCCTTCATTTTTTCTCTTTCATTGACAAAAAATATTCAGTAATCAGTTGACTCAAATAAACATCAGGACTTATTTTTTTCCAAGAACTTATTGTATTTAATACATTATGAAAATCTTCTTCTAATTCAAATTCTATCGCATTTGTTTTACGATTTATGGCTATTTTTTTTATACCCATTCCTTTAGCAAATCTTACTGCCTTTTTATCATCAGAGAAATAATCAACCATAGTTTCATGAGTAACTGGGGTTATTTCTTTTTTAGGCGGTAATATAGAATTAGACTTCGGTCTTCTTCTTTGTGAATTAGGAGAAATAGCATTGGGTGCTAAAGATATCGTTTTAGGAGGATCTGTATTTTTGCGATTCATACTTCCTCTTCTTCAGCTTTTCTTAATAAATTTAATAGTTTATCTTCTAATCTATTTCCAAAAGAAATAGAATTTTCTTCAATATATTTTCTAACAGTATTTTGACATATTTCTTTTGTATTTTCTTCTTCAAAAGAATCATCAAGATCTTCATTATTAAATATATTTTCCTGTTCTATTATAATTACGTCAGCAGGATTATGTTGATGTAATCTTTTCATAAAAGTTTCAAATTTTAATTGACTACCTTTTTTATTACATATAACTTTTACATACGTATCTCTATATTTTTCAAAATCTATTTTATCAAATTTATTGTCATACTTTATTGTATGAAACATTTGATAAGGATTTTCAATAAATTTTAATTCACCAGTTTCAAAATTTAACATATGAAATCCTCTCACATCACCATAGTCACCCCATGTTAATTGATATGGATTTCCCAAATACATAATATTTCCTTTTTTACTGCGATGATGAAAATGACCAGAAAAAACATTTTTTACATTTTTAAAAATATTACTATCAAATTCACCATCAGAATGTACGTGTCCTTTGTACATCTCAAAACCGTTAATCTCTAAATGACCAAAACAATATTCATGATTTTTTTCTAAAAGTTCAAATGCAATGTCTCTGTTTTCTTCATTTATCCACGGCATCAACAATACATCGTTTTCATTTATTCTTACTACTTCAGGTTCTTCGCATATATACACATTCTCAAAATCATTTAATAATAATTTTAATGTGTTCACACGATTAGTATTTTTATAATATGCTGTATGATTACCAACAATACTATAAACTGTTTTTTCCATATTTAATAATTTTTGATAATATCTTTCTTTAACTTGATCTAATATATTAAAATCAATTGACTTTCTTTTATCAAAAGTATCACCAAGGTCTATAATATCTAAAACATCATATTCTTCTAATGCTGGAAAAAATACATCATCATAAAATTTAAAATAATAATCTAAAAACGTTTGTGAATTATTTCTTACACCAAAATGTTGGTCTGTAATTAATGCCACCCACTCATTCATTTATTTCCTCCACCTTTTCAAACATATCTGTTAAATTTTTTCTTTCTTTTTTCTTACGTTGTCGATTTCTTTTCTTTTCCATTTTATCTTCATATTCATTTACATAATTGCGTGTATGGATTAACCAATCATCACTCATAATTTTACCATCATAAGTATCATCATATTCCGCTTGAAATGAACTGTCAATTAGTCCATCCATATTATGTAAAGATCTTAATTTAAAATAAATTTCTCTTTTTTCTTTTTCAATTCTTCTGACAAAAGCCCATGTAGCAACTTGTGTAAAATATGAAAACGGTTCTGAAGATTTGCGAGGGTCAAATGAAGATATGTAAAGAATACAATTTTCTATCGCATCACCAATCATATCTTCACTGTGAGTTTGGCTATATTCAATAAAACCTTTTTTACGAATGAGATTTTTACATATTTTTAAGATACAACTTCCAATAAAATCATCAATAGGAATACGATGTAATAATTCTTTAACTTTCTGATTTAATATAACTTTGTCTGCAGCATCTCCATTAGCTTTTTCAATCATGTTATAATATTTCTTTTGCTTCGCTTTTACTTTTAATACAGTATCATATCTACTCAACAGATGTTCATAAAATTTTTTCTTATCTACAAAATTAGCTTTAGCCATTAGAAAATCTCCTTAATTTGTTTTTTTTAATTCTTTTATCAAACAAATATATTATATCTTAAAATTGACAGAATGTCAAGTCTTTAAATTAAATTCATAGTACTTAACATCAAAATCTTCTTCAATGTAATACTTGTATCTTTCTTCAAAGTGAGTAAAAACATAATTTTTCTTCGTTGTATATAATTTGTCCGCTATGTCATAGACGGTCGCAACATTTTTAGAATCATGTTTTCGCAAAATTCTACCAACAGACTGTAGTACTCTAATTTTAGATTTTGTTGGTGAGGAAAATATTACATTATGTAATGCCGGTATATTCACTCCTGTTGAAAATACACCGCTACTTGCTAAAATGATATTATCGGAATGGTTGTTTCTAACGTGTTGGCGAATGTTCTCACGTAATTCTGCCTTTGTTTCACCGCTCATGAAAAATATATTTTTATCTTCAATCTCTTCTGTGATTTGCTCATACAAAATAACTCCATGATTTTCAACATAATTAAACAAAATCAGAGTGTTGCCTTTCAAAGATTTTGCTAAATTAATAATAAAATCATTTCTTTTCTGGTGAGAGATCAAGTAGGCAATCTCTTCTTGATAGTTCATTTTTGGTGGAGAATTTTTATGATTTAATATCAAACATTTGATTTTTAAATCACTTAACATTTCATTATCAATCAACTCACTGGTGGTTATAATCTTCTTTGGTTCACCAATTGCACCAATAAGTAACATCTCATGAATCTTTTCTCCAGTCAAAGTTCCGGTAAGTCCCACTCGGAAATCTGCATGATTACAGTAGTTTAGAATTTTCTGAAGTGTATTTCCAGTAGCTAAATGAGTTTCATCAATAACAACGGTGTCAAATTGGTCAAACCAATCTCGCTCAAGATTCTGCAGACTTTGCCAAGTTGAAATCATGATTGGTGAAGAAACTTCTTTAGTCCTACCTGCATATACCTCTTGAACAGATAATTTATCTATATTAATTGCATATTCCTCAAAATCAGATCTCATCTGAGTTACAAGATTAACAGTAGGTACAATCATCAAAACCCTACGGTCTAACTCGTAGAATAAACGCATGAGCAAATATATAATAGCAGACTTACCACTACCAGTAGGTGAGACTAAAATGGACCGTTGTTTCTGAACAGCATGAACAAATGCCTGAATCTGATAGTCTCTAACTTCAAATGGCATTTGTAAATTTTCAATAAATTCTATAGCATTTTCTTCACTAAAATCTACAGGTTCTAAAGAAAATTCAGATTCAAATTCATATTCTTTAATCTTACAATAATTTTTTAAACGGTGAATTAACCCATAAGGAATAGTTTTTGTTCGCATATTTACTAAGCGTATTTTACCATCCCATTTTTTAGCTTTAAATTTAGGATGATATCTTGCACTTGGTATAAAATATGAGAAAACATCACTCAATTCATTCATTACGCTTGGAGAACAAATTAATCTACAATCACTATGATTTAAAAAATTTACATTTATTTTTTCCATTATACTCTCAAATTATTCCATTTTTAATTTTATACAAATCTATAAATTTACTAAAATTCCATTTCCAATCTGTAATGAATTTCATACATGTTCTAATTTTTTCAATAGTTAATTCTTTCATTTTTATTTTAGTTTTAATATCAAGAATTCTACTATCAGAACGTACCATCATATCAATTTCAGGTTTAGTATACGAAATTTGTAACGCTTCTAATTGATATTTCTCAATATCATCATCAGACATAGGTTTTTTTGAATAATATAATTTTAATACTTTTTCCATTTGTTCTTGTTTTTTTTGTAAACCATAAAGTTCTTTACAAGCTTCGTAATAGAAATCAGAGTATTTGTTGTACTTATTTTCAACGCTTAATGTAATCTCATCTAAATTAGATAAATTCTTTGTAATATCTTCATATTTTGGATAGTCGTTGTTCCATTCGGAAGAAATCAATTCATGGGTAATCATATTAACTCCAAAAACAAAATTATTTTTTGACAACTTCCCTTCTGTAAATTGTATAATTAAAAGAAGCTGAAGCAAGTAGTTCATTAGCATCCGCAGCCATCAAATTCAAACCAGTTAATGTATTGGGTATTACATTATAGAAATGAAATCTATATAAAGGTAGGTTATAACTATCATTAATAGTCAAAAATCCATAACTATCAACACCTTCAAATCTTTCTAAATCTTTTCTATCATTAAAACTATCAGGAAATGAAATTGCTCTTATCCAATCATGTATTTCAAAATAATTAGCAAAATCTTCCTGCACTAAAAAATTAATATTTAATTGATCAAAAGTAGCTGAATCGGCTCCATGATAAGTTGGATTTAGTATAGTTGGAACTATTGGATTGCTTATTGATAATCCAGGTAAATTCACCTCGTTTAACGTATATGTAACATTTGGGAGAATAGAAAATACCATCTCAAAACGATTTACTTGAGAAAAATTATTATCTAAATCCCCATTGTTAATACTTAGTAATGAAGGCGCTGACATGAATTCTCCTAATTTATTTAATATTTTGAACTACTTATATTTATGTTTGAAAAAATACTTGATTTTTTCAAACTTTTGTGGTATTCTATAAATAGAATGTAAACTTAAATTAGCTTACTAAAATAAAATAAAGAAATATGAAACCATTTATTATACACGATTCCGATATAAAAGTCAATGTTAGTATTCGTTACTCTTCTAATTTAGAACAAAATGAAGTACAAATAATTTCAAAAAATAATGAATGTTTTATTTTTCCCGAAGAAATTGTAAAAAAAAATATTAGCAAAAACACTTTAAAATTATTAAATGTAGATGATTTTGGAATTTTAAATAGTTTCTCTGTAATGAACACTTTTAACCAACACAAGAAAAAAAAATATGAATAATTCTAAAATTTTTCAATTTTCTAAATCGGTAGCACCAATTAAATGGACTGGTGAATATGATGGAGTAAAAATAAAAGAAAAAATAGTTTATTCTGATGGTTCTGAATTAGAAATGCTACTTACTTTAAGTAATAATGATATAGATTCTATGGAAAATAAATTAAATGATTTATTTCATTTATATGAAGAGGACTATGAAGATATAGATAAAGAAGATATTGATGATGAAAATGACAGTGTATATGTAATAGTGGAAGAAAATGGAAATTCATTTCCGATACATAAAGATGTATTGGATATATATATGGAAATGATGGAGACTTAACAATATATGGGAACAAGTATGTCTGCGTTAGAAGAACTTAGAGATATTAAAAATTTATTACAAGAAATTAATTCAGGCGGAGAAACATATGTTGATTCTGCAGCGGATTATATTAATGCAAATATTATTTCTGAATTACAAAATAATCCTAATGTTAATATTTTTGAAAAGATTGATAAAGAAGGCGGAGTATATACGCAAGAAGAAGAAACTTGTATGATTATATTAGACCTACCAGAAAAATTAGTATTAGAATTATCAATGCGGGCTCATGCGAAAGAAACAACATTAATGAAATATATTGTACAGAAATTAAAGGAATGTTAATATGGAAGAACAGGATGAACTAGTGACTATTGATATACCTACCGATACATTCATAGAATTAGCGTTAGAAGCACACAAAAGAGATATAAAATTAAATGATTTAATTGTTGAGATTTTAACGGATTATGCTAAAAAAGTTTTAAAAGATAAATAGATATACACTCTATTAACTAACTTTTTTAACCATTTTAAAATGTCCGAATTATCAAGAGAACAATTTTATGAGTGGTTATCTAAACATGAAGTTAAGATACTTGAAAAACAAAACGAACTAGATATCAAGTTAAGGTCTTTTGAAAGAGAAGTAACTGATATTAGTAAAAGAGTATTTGACGATGAACATTTAAATCGTGAGTTTGAAACTTTTTTTTACAAAGTTATTCTTCCTAAAGTCGGGTCAATTATAGATAGAGAGAAGAATAATCATGAAAAATTGTTAGATCATATTCATGATAAGATAGAAGAGTTGGATGGTAATACGGTTAAAAAATCAAATGTTTCAAAATATGTAGGTGCGATACTTGGAGTTGTTTTTGCCGGGGGTTTAGGTTCTGTTTGGAATTCGTTATATGATATGCAAACTAAACTGGATTCCGTGCCATTATTGAAAACCCAAGTGTCTGAAATGTTGGTTAACAATAGAGGTGTTGAAAAACAATTGTTTATCATGGAAGGCAATGTGGATTCTATGAAAGAATCTATGATTGTCATAGAAGACAAGATCATGAAAGTTTCCAGTAGATTAAATACCGCAGAAAAAAGTATAGAAACAAATACTTTTAGCATTTCTGACGCATATTCCAAACTATCTAAAATTCTCCCTAAAAATCCCTAATGAAAAAAATTATACTCACACTAATCTTTTGTTTAGTGTACAGTTTATTGTACGCTGAATTGCGTTTAAATACACGTTCATGGTTAACTACTAGCTATGTAGAAACATCAGAAAACAAAGTACCAGAAGAATATACAAATATAGAAGCTGGTTTACAACTAAATGTAGGTATAACAAAAAACTTACATTGGAATTCATTGTTTGCTTTTGAAACTGCATATGATGATGAAAGATACTTAGACTTTAACTATTCATTTGTACAAGCAGATTTTAAGAATAGAGATTTTGGTGGTGGATACCGAGTTGGTAGATTGAGTGTTCCTTTTGGATTTTGGAGTGATACAAAGTTTGCACCAGAAAGACCATTTGTTCTACAATATTATCCAACAAATATGGTATGGCAAAATTCAAGAAAACTTTTAACATCAATTGATGGACATTCTTTATTTGGTAGATATCACATTGGAGGACTCTGTTTAGAGTTAGAATATTTAACTGGTAAAAATACTGATTTAAGACCGAAAGAAGATTACGTACAAGATTTTGTTGGTATGGAACCAGTACAACAGAATGTTAATTATGGATATCAATTAGAAGCAAATTATCGTAGTTTTAGATATCGTCAAATAGAAAGTAGTATCACTGCTGACTTCTTTGTAACTCCAGAATTCTATAGTTTAAATCCATTTATACCAGATAGTCAAAAAACATATAAAGAAGTTGATTTAAATTATATTTACAGATACAATGCTGCAGAATACTATTGGGATAATTATATTTTTACTGTAGAAAAAATAGATAGATTAAGACAAGCTGATGGAACTGCAAATGATTTAATGCAACAGTTTTACGGATTTAGATTACCTACATCCAAACAACAGTTTTGGAATACAATGGTTCAATATCGTACTTATAAATATAAATTATGGGCAAATTACGGATTTGATAACATAGAAGATACCGAAGAAGAAACTCATAGGGGGGCTGGTGTTTCTTATGACTATCTTGATAATTTGATTCTTAAAGGTCAGTATGGTAATTCTAACGGCACACATCAATTAACGTGGAAAGAAAACAGAAGAGCAATTACAAATAATCTAAAGGAATACTGGGATATCTATGCGGTCTCTATTACTTACGTTTTTTAATTTAGCAGTAGCTTTTTTATTAACAACTACAACTATACAAGCTCAAAATTCTATAGCCGTTCATCCTCAGAATAAACTAACACAAGTTGAGGGTGAAGAACTTATGTATTTTTTGGAAGGTAGAACAGATACTATTCAAGGTGTTCAAACAACTTTAGTCATTGTTTTATATGGTAAAGATTCAACTTTATTAGATTCGGTAGTACGTGAAATATCCGTTTTACCTCCACATCTTCTTAAAAGAAAAATAGAAGAAAAGATTGCCAGAGGACAACTAGAACAAGTTGAAGTTAAAGCAACAACTATGGATTCATATCGTTATGTTTTGGGAAATAGAAATGCAATTGCACTTAGTAATGAAGATACAGCTGGACTAGCTGATATCATTGGACTAAAATTAATTCCTATACAGGTCAACTAATAAACCTGCTAAATATATATAAATTATATTTTAACTTTAATCTAACAGAACATGAAGTCATTTAAACTATTTTTAGACCAAATCACAGAAGCCGCCAAGAAAAAGAAACCAGATTTTCTTGATATAGATAAAGATGGTGATAAAGAAGAATCTATGGAGAAAGCTGCAGATGACAAAGAAGAAGATAAAAAAGATGATGATAAAAAAGATAAATGAAACGATACAGTGAATTCTGGGAAGTTATCCTAGAGAAATCCTTATCTAAAAGTCAACAAAGACTAATGGGTATGGTATACGCCTATAAAAAAGGCCGAATGAAAGATGCTTCTGATGAAGTAAAAAAGATAGCTAAAGGTATGTCTATGAAAGATGCAAAGAAATTTGCATCTACTAAACATAAAGATTTGCCAGAGTATAAAAAATAATACTTGACTTCTTATAATTTATTAGCCGCTTAATTTATATAAAAAAATATCAATGTATTTTTTATGAGATTGTAATTTTTTATAAATGTTAATCTTCTTTTATAGTTGAAGATTTTTAATTGAAAGGAAATGACATGTTAAATCCGATTGTTAGTGTTGTTATGGGAAGTAAAAGTGATTGGGATATCATGAAACCCGCATGTGACACACTCCAAGAATATAATATTCCCCACGAAAAAAAAATTCTATCCGCACATAGAACACCTTTGAAAATGGCTACATATGCTAAAAATGCTATTCAAAATGGATTTAAAGTAATTATTGCCGGTGCTGGTGGAGCAGCACATTTACCAGGAATGTTTGCTGCATTAACTACAATTCCTGTAATCGGTGTTCCAGTAAGAACCTCTACTGCTGAAGGATTGGATAGTTTATTATCTATTGTGCAAATGCCAAGAGGTGTGCCTGTCGCAACAGTAGCGATTAACAATTCTAAAAATGCGGCTCTTTTATCTCTTCAAATATTAGCACTAAACAATACTACACTTCATCAAAAATTAATTTCCGAAAGAGTAAAGCAAGAAAAAGATATAGACATTATTAATTCTGAATTTAATACTTATTATGAAGATGGAAATGTTACTGTAGTTGATAATAATATATTTTAATATACATATGAGATTGTAATGTGAGAGTAAAAATTGTAGGAAATGGTGGCAGAGAATCTGCAATAAAATGGAAATTAACAAAACATTGTCATGAAATTGTAAATGATTTGCAAGAATTAACTGTCGTAGGTCCTGAAGGACCTATTGCAGATGGTATTGCCGATAGACATGGTTTCATAAGAATAGTTGCGCCTAGTATGCTTGCGGCTAGATTAGAATCTAGTAAATTGTGGGCCAAACAGTTTATGCAACGATGGGATATACCCACTGCAAGATGGATGACGTATACTAGAAATCCTGATGGTATGAATCAAGCGTTGCTTGACCTTGATATCATGCGTAATAATCGTTCCCACAAAATTATAAGTATTAAACCACTAGATTTAGAAAATCCATATTATCCAGTAGTAATAAAAGAAGATGGACTTTGTGGAGGAAAGGGAGTAGTAATTGCAAGAACTCAAGAAGAAGCTTGGAGGAATATTCCACCTATCTTTATTAATAATATTTTTAAATCTTCTTCTAATAAAGTATTATTTGAAGACTATGTATTTGGTTTTGAAGCAAGTTGTTTTGTCATGTCAGACGGAGATAGCTATAAAATATTACCATTTTGTAAAGATTATAAAAGAATAAATGATGGTGATGAAGGACCAAATACAGGCGGAATGGGTGCTATTGCTCCACATCCACTTGTCACTGATAAAATGAAAAAAAGAATAGAAGATACTATTATAAAACCTACATTAAATGGAATGCGTTTAGAAGGTTGTAGATATAAAGGAATATTATATATAGGATTAATGATAAATGAAAATGGTCCTTTTGTCTTAGAATATAATGTTAGATTTGGAGACCCTGAATGTCAAGTACTAATGATGCTTATGAAAGATGACTTAGCTCCGTATTTAAAGGCAATTTCTGAAGGAACATTAGATAATTTACCCGACCCAAAATTTCATGAAGGATATGCTATTACAGTTTCTTTATGTTCACAAGGATATCCTCAAAAATATGAACATGGTTATTGCATTGAAGGTTTAGATAAAATTGATAATAGTGTTCAAGTATTTCACGCGGGAACCGTATTTGATGAACAATCTCAAAAATACAAAACAAATGGTGGAAGAGTATTAAATGTAACAACATTTGAAAAAACACTTGACAAAGCTAGAGAAAACGTGTATAATGCAGTGAATAAAATCAATTTTGATAATATGATCTACAGAAAGGACATAGGCAAAAATGAAAAAAGTGGCAATTCAAACAAAGCTTCGGAGTGGAATCAAAGACGTAGAAGGGGAAACAATACTGAACTCCGTAGGAAAAGATTTAAAAATCACTCACATTTCCGTAGGGGAGATTTATTATCTAGAAATAGAGAATGATGCTGACGTTGATGATATTGCTAAAAAACTTTTTGTAAACGAATTACTCTATGATTATGAAGTAAAATATGTTGACTAAAGATGAACTAATTGAAATTGAAAAAAGATTAAATAGAAAACCGAATCATACAGAAGAATCCGTTTTTGATGCAATGTGGAGTGAACATTGCAGTTATAAAACAAGCAAGCCTCATTTACGTAGATTATACACAGATAACAAATATGTTTTTTCAAGTCCTGGTGAAAACGCTGGAGTAATTAGTATTGGTGGCACTGATAAAGTCGCATTTAAAATGGAGTCACATAATCACCCAAGTTATATTGAACCATTTCAAGGTGCAGCAACCGGAGTTGGTGGTATTCTACGTGATATCTTTACAATGGGATTTAGACCTATTGCACTTACCAATAATTTATTTTTCGGAGACCCTGCATTTTCTGATGATAGTAAACGTGTTATGGATGGAGTGATTGCAGGATTAACACACTATGGAAATTGTGTAGGTGTACCCACTGTCAGTAGTAAAATAAAGTTTAATGAAAGATATGAAAAAAATCCACTAGTAAATGCAATGGCAATTGGTCATACTAGAGAACGTATTATAAAAAGTGTAGCCAAAAATCCGGGAAGATTATTATATGTCGGTGCTAAGACAGGAAGAGATGGTATTGGCGGAGCAGTAATGGCAAGTGATAGTTTCATAGATGGTGTAGATTTACGCCCTACTGTACAAGTGGGAGATCCATATCTAGAAAAGTTGTTAATAGAAGCCTGTCTTGAACTAGCAAAAACAGAACATGTGATTGCCGCACAAGATATGGGAGCAGCAGGACTTACCAGTTCTTCTACTGAAATAGGTATAAAAGGAGGCTCTGCATTATTTAAAGGAACATGTGGTATAGAATTAAATCTAGATAAAGTTCCGTTAAGAGAAACAGGTATGGAAGCTTGGGAGATTTTACTCAGTGAATCTCAGGAAAGAATGTTGTTTGTTTTGCACGATCGGGGAATAGAAGAAGCTAAAGCTATTTTTGATAAATGGGATTTGGATTGTGTAGAAATTGGTCATACAACAGAAGATGGAAATTTTACAGTGTATAAGGATGGTAATGTTTGTTGTAATTTTCCGCTTAGTGCTTTAGAATATCCAGAAATGGAAAGACCCTGGAAACCAATATTTGAAAGAGAAGAAGCACAGGAGAATTATTTTTATAGTTCAGAATTAATTCATTCTCAATATGATAGTGAAGTTCAAGGTAATACAATAAAGGGTATTAGAGATGATGTAGCTATTGTCAGAATACCTAGAAAAGATGCCAGAGGTAAAGATAAACAAATTGCAATTTATACTGATAGCTTTCCATATCAGAGTTATATTAATCCAGACCAAGGAGCAGAGAATTGTATAGTTTCAGTTTATGATAAATTAGTTTCTATTGGTGCTAAACCTATAGCATTAACAAATTGTTTGAATTTCGGCAATCCTGAGAACCCTGAGATTATGTTTGAGTTTAAAGAAACTATAGATGCAATGGCTAGAATCTGTGAGAAACTGGACTTTCCTGTTGTCAGCGGCAATGTGAGTTTCTATAATGAAACATCAGGACAAAATATATTACCTACTCCAGTATTTGGAGCAATTGGTTTAATGGAGGATTAATGTATAAGGTTGGAGTTGTTATATTTCCTGGTTCCAATTGTGAGCAAGAAACTATTAGATTTTTAAAGACTTATAAGGAATTCCAAGTATCTACAATTTGGCACAAAGAAAGTTCTGTTCCAAAATTAGATATGTATGTTTTACCAGGTGGATTTAGTTATGGAGATTATTTACGTGCCGGTATTCTTGCAAGTTTAAGTCCAGCAATGAATGATATTGAAAAATATGCCAATGATGGTAGAAAAGTTTTAGGAATATGTAATGGATTTCAGATTCTATGTGAGAGAAAGATATTAACCGGCACACTGAGAAAAAATAATACTTTAAAATTCATATGCAAAGAAGTTGAATTATATGATAATCATCTAAAAAACATTACTGTACCAATTGCACATGGAGACGGACAGTTTTATTGTAATAAAAATGATCATTTTAATTTTGAAGTAGCTTGGCGCTACAAACCACTCAATCCAAACGGAAGTCTACATGCTATAGCTGGCATATACAACAATAAAGGTAATGTTCTTGGATTAATGCCTCATCCAGAACGTGCTTTTGAAAGTCATCACAAAAGTAAAGATGGTTATATAATAATAGATAAATTCTTATTAAGGTAATTATGAATTATAAAGATGCTGGAGTTGATGTAAATTTGGCAAATAATCTTGTAGATAAAATAAAAACTTATTCAGACCAAATTGGTAAATTTTCAGCTACGTGTGTTCTTCCGCAATGGTCAAATGGTAGTCTTGTTATGAGTTGTGATGGGGTAGGTACAAAAGTATTACTTGCAAAATATGCTAAAGAAGTTTATCAACGTCCAATGAATTCAATTGGAGAAGATTGTGTAGCTATGGTAATGAATGATATTTTATGTGAAAATGCAGAACCTCTTTTTTTTATGGATTATTTTGCAACAGGTGAGTTAAATGAATCTTTTTATCTGGAAGTAATAGCAGGTATAGATAGTGCTTGTAAAAATATAAATGTAAAATTAGTAGGAGGTGAAACTGCTGAATTACCAGAAATGTTTAAAACAAATAAAAACTTTGATGTTTGTGGATTTGGAGTAGGTACAAAATTAGATGAAAATACAAAGAAAATTAAAAAGAATGATATTTTAATTGGACTTTATAGTACCGGTCTTCATAGTAATGGTTTTAGTTTAATAAACAAATTACTAAAAGATGACTATAAAATTAAAATAACAGAAGAACTGTTAAATAATTTGTTAAAACCAACTAAAATATATAAAAATGATTTAGATGAATTTAGAAAAAAATTAGTAGATATTAAAGCAGTTGCTCACATTACTGGAGGTGGTTGGAATAATATTAATAGAAGTATTTCATCTAAACATTCTATAAACTGGAAATCAGAATCAAAAATTTATTTTGCACATGAAGAATTGTTTAGTTGGTTACAAGAAAAAACATCATTAACAAATGATGAAATGAGAAGCACATTTAATTGTGGTTTAGGAATGGTTTTAGTAGTTGATCCTAAAAATTTAAAATCTGTTAATTTAAATTATGAAGTTTTGGGTGTATTAGAAAGTTGATTATTAAAAGGAAAATATCATGAAAGTTTATTTGTGTGGTTATCGTAGTTACTTGCATTTTTTTTATGATTGGCTTGTAGATGCAGAAGAAAGCGGAAAAATTAGTAAAAGAACTTATGATATTCTTTTTAGTATTAATGATAAATTGTGTACAGTTGTCAATTGGGTTTGGCAACGTACACGTTTTGATTATGTAAAAATAGATGGAGATGATATATATAGTTTAGATTATAAACTTTCTCAGGTTATTCATCCAGCACTTGTTAAGTTAAGAAAGGATAATGTATATTCTGTTCCATTTGTATCAAGTGATGATGTACCTGAAGAATTAAAATTAGAAGATGATTCTCCAGTTAATGACACTGATATAGAATTTTTAGAAAAAAGATGGCACTATGTTTTGGATGAAATGATTTATGCATTTGAAAAAGTGAAGGAAGATAACATTATATTATTAAGCACAGAAAAGAGAAAAAGAGTTGATAATGGACTTTTGTTGTTTGGTAAATACTATTGTAATTTATGGATTTAGTGATAACAATAAATCAAACAAGGAGGTATGACAACTGAAGGATTGGATTCTGAAAAATATAAAGAAGAAAAAGAAAGTGCAGATAATTTTAATATAAAATATAATGTAGTCAGATATGTTTTACATCATCGCTAAGAGGTAAAATTGATTATTGGAGATAAAGATTTTACAATTTCTATTACAGAAAAAGCAAAAAATATATTTTATGAAGCAGATGAAAAATTTATAAGAGTTGGAGCAAATCCAGGAGGATGTTCGGGATGGAGATGGACACTTGAATCAACTAATGACCTCAAACTCAATGATGTTACATTTGAAGGTGGTAGAATAATCATTGATAAAGAACTATTGACAAACGTTATAGGTTCTATTACTATAGATTATAAGGATGATAATTTAATTGAACAAGGGTTTGTTTTTTTAACTAATTCAGGACAATGTGGTTGTGGAGAATCTTTTCAACCGTTAAATTCTAATTTTAAATTAGGAATTGAATAATATGTCATACAGCAAAGAAGTCTTGGACCATTATAATGACCCAAAAAATGTAGGAAGTTTTTCTAAAGATGATGAAAATATTGGTACAGGATTAGTAGGCGCACCTGAATGTGGTGATGTAATGAAACTACAAATCAAAGTAGAAAACGATAGAATAGTTGACGCTAAATTTAAAACATTTGGTTGTGGAAGTGCAATTGCTAGTTCCAGTTTAGCAACTGAATGGGTAAAAGGAAAAACAATAGATGAGGCACTTGAAATAAAAAATACTGAAATAGTTGAAGAACTCTCTCTACCTCCCGTTAAAATTCATTGTTCTGTTTTAGCAGAAGATGCTATTAAAGCCGCAATCAAAAATTATCGTGAAAGAGCCGTATGATTATATACGTAGACATAGATGGAACCATTTGTGAAGAAGTTAAAATGGCAGATGGTTCCAAAGACTATCCGAATCATAAGCCAATATATGAACGGATTATGTATTTAAATTCTTTATATGATGAAGGTCATGAGATACATTATTGGACTGCAAGAGGAGCCAGAAGTGGTATAGACTGGACTGAATTGACAAATAAACAAATAAAAGAATGGGGATGTAAGCACACAAGTGTAACTGTTGGAGGAAAACCACACTTTGATATATATGTTTGTGACAAAAGTTTTAATGCCGATGCATGGTTTACACATCAAAAATTACATAAAAAATTAAAAAAATAACTTGACATTTCTTTCAAGTCTGATATACTTATTTCTATAGTTTGATTGACCCAACTCAAACCTTAGAGGTATCATGGAAAATTTTGAAAATGCAATTGCCATTTATCTTCAAGCAATCATAGCAGACTATAAAGTATTTTCATCATGGGGAAGGAACCTGAGAGCAACCAGAACAGAAGCAGAAGTCAGAAGTCAGATGATTGAAAAGTTTGAGAAAGGTATTGATATTACATATGGTAAGAAATATGCCAAAGTGACTACAACTATTGGTAATGGTCAAGAAACTGTTCATTCTTTTGTTGTATTGGAAGACGGTACTAAATTCAAAAGAGGTGACATTCTGATGGCAGCAAGTTGGGCAAGTCCTGCAAAAAATAAGGCAAGAGGAAATATTTTTGGTGAGTACAAAACAAAATGGACAGGTGCAGAGTACCTTTAATTTATTAACATAATTAATGAGATTATATAATGTCAAACAAATCAAAAGCCGGTTCTAGTCAACATAATGCAGAATTAAAAGCCGGGCAAGTTAAGTTTTTAGAAACAGGCGGTGCTACTGAAAATATCAGACAATCATCTTCAATATGTTTTCGCAGAATTGAAATTATTGATGGTAAAAAATATAGAGTTTTTTCATGAAAGAATTAGTGGATCATCCAGAGCATTACAATTCTCATCCTTCTGGTGTGGAAGCAATTGTTATTGTTGAGAACATGTCATTTGGATTGGGTAATGCATTTAAGTATGTATATAGACACAAATATAAGAATGGTGTAGAAGATTTAAAAAAAGCTATCTGGTATTTGAAACGTGAAATAGATAATCCGATTTATGATCATAGACACCCGGATTATAGATATTTTGGAGTGTATGATGCATTTCTTGAAATATTAAAACATGAAGAGGATGATACAGTAAGACAAGTACTTGATTATATATATTACTATTCTTATACAAATAAAAATTCTAAAGAATTAGAAAAGGCTATTGATTTAATCAATCTTTTAATTTTAAAATATAATAAAATATAGAACATTATATGCTAAATTATATAATTAATATTATGGAGTTTAATATGAGGACTTTGTTTGTTGTTTTTGCTATTTCTTTATTTGCGGCATCTTGCACACATAATCATTTTTGCTGGCCTGGCAATTATGAAAATGGTATGATGAAAAATACCCTATCATGTGAACGTATTAATCATTAATATGAAAAACGAATATACTCACCTAAAAACAATTAAAAAAGTTATAGAACAGCATGAATATGATTATAAGTCTTTATATATTCTTATGATTAATGATGTTGTCAATAAAGTTGATTTTAGGAGTATGAGTGAGTATATGCGTATCCTTGAATTAAAATGGAATAATGTTACACCTCCGCAAAGATTGATTAAATCAACATGTTACCACTTATTAATAGATTCTGCTACAAAATTAATAAACAATAAATTAGATAAAATATTTTGTAATCATGAACATCTTAATGTTGAAATATACAGTATTAATTATCATGATAAAAACTTAGCAGGAAATATTAATGTATATTTTAATTTAGAAAGAAAGGAAAATTTACTGAGGGATTATTTTTCATTAGTAGATTTTGAAAATGCTTATTTGTCTACAGATGAAAAAATAGAAATTTTAAATAATAGATTATCAGCAGTAGAAGATAAGCTTGAATTAGAACGTATAAGAAAAAAAATAGATAGTCATCCTGACACTTCTGAATGAACGGATTTTTACAGAAATAATCCGATTTTCCCCTTGACATTTCTCCCGCATCTGCTATGATCTGATCATTGAGTGAGTGATTCCTAATCCAAAAGGAGAACGTTATGATGATTCGCAAAATCTCTCAAGACCAACATCAGCAGATGCAAGCACTCAAAGAAAAGTATGACCAATCTCATGGTTCACCATTTGATGTTGGTACATGTGATAGCTACTACTACCGACCAGAATCCCCAAATTATTGGGAAGGCGGCTCCAAAATCAGAGGAACTCAAATCTTTGAAGCAGATATGACCCCAGAGCAAATTGAAGCATACCATGCTGGTTATGCATACAATGAGTGGATGGGAGATAAAAAAGAATGGTAGTCATTTTTTTACTTGACATTTTGATTATCCTAGTGTATACTATCTTCTGTTGATTGATTAAATAACTTCTCAAGGAGAATCGTCATGGCAAACGTAAATCTTTCCCAAGTTCACAATGCACTTTCCCAAAAACTGAGTGGCAAGGAACTCTCCATTGCACAAGAAGTTGTCAACAAGATTGTTAAAAAGAATGGTGCGCTACGTGCCTCAAAGCCAAAAGGTGAGAGTGGTGTAGACTCTCTTGCTAAATATGTATGGCGCATGGTAGCGTTTGTTTGTTTGCCTGGCCAAAATGCATGTATGCCTGTTACAGCGGATTTTGATTTGTATTCTTACATTGAATCAGAAAAGCCGCATCTCAAAGGCGTTGAAACTATTCGTTACGCAAGAATCAAGGACAACGATGAGAAAGTTCTTGCGCAAACTATAGAAGATGCTGTTTGTCATGCAATCCCTAAAAACGAATGGAGAAACATCCGTGCTTGGGGAAGAGCATTGGGATACTAATTCTAACAAACGGAGTTTTCATGATATGGGGTGTAACGTTTTTACTCTCAGCACTTAAACTTATCGGGTTAATAACAGCACCCTGGGTTTTAATCTTTCTACCAATGATTTTGACAAGTTCATTCATAATCTTTGGTTTAGCTTACATTGGTTTCAATAAATTAGAGGAAGAAGAAGAATGAAAGAATTTGATGTTATTGTGGCAATTACTGGATTTATTTTATTCAACACTGTTTTTGCAATTAGTATCGCAGGTATGATTTGATATGAAAGATGGTAAAAATTTAGTACTCTGGTTATTTTTCATGATAGTAACTTTTACCGTATTAGCCATATTAGAAACAGTTCTTGAGGTTCCGGACATATGAATGCGCAAATGATTTTGAGAGATGAACTAAACTTTCTTGAAAATTTATATGAGCATAAAATAACTGATGATGTGTTGGATCAATTGTTTGGAACTAAACGGCTTATCAAAGTTTCTATGTTTATTGAAACTCTTAAAAATTATTTGTCAAAAGGCACGGCTTCTATTTCAAGAGGTAATGTAGCAATTTATGATGACCTGCATGTTGTGGAACATCCAAATGGTGACTTAATAGGATATGTTTATAAAAGACCTTCATCTGGTCAGAGTACAATTAAACGTTCTCCATCAGATGTATTCTTTGACTATTTTGATAATAGAGGATAATTATGAAATCTAAATTTTATTTCTTCAGTGACCCTGCACATGGATGGTTGAGAGTTGACCGTGATACATTAACAGAACTTGGTTTGACTCAAAATGATTTTACAGAGTATTCATACATTGACATTCATTATATGTATTTGGAAGAAGATCATGATGCATCAAAGTTCATGACAGAATGGGCTAAGAAAATGCCATCAACCAGTAAGCTACAAATTGTTGAGAGAGTTTCTGAGAAAAAAGATTCGTTTGTTCGTAGGAAATACCAAAACTTTAGAATCAAAGAGGTTGCTTGAAACTATTCGGAAAAGAACTTAAACTTTTTTTTGTGGAGAAACTATCTGAAAATTGGGCATGGGAAATAGAATTTTTAAAATGGACGGGTTCTTGGGGAAATTTTCTAGTTTATGAAAATTCAATATCATTGAGATTGAAGGGGGACCATAGAGGAATCTATTGGTCCTATCATATTCTCGGTTTTAAAATTATTGAACTGAATGTTTACGATACACGCCATGAAGAACAAATTTCTATTGTAAATAGAGGTTTAGACCATTAAAACATCTATTGTTGCAGATTGTAGTTCATCTAAATTAATTTTTAATCTGTGTAATAAGTTAAGAAAAATCCAATATAGCTGACTTGCGTGACATGATTGCCATCGCCATAGGAATCTGCATATAAAGCATTTACCAATTGCCATTTATCTGCATGTGCTGCTGTTCCATTATATGTA